GTTGAATATTTACACTGTATCGAAGTTGATACAGAAGACGAAGAACTATTTGCCGAAGTTGCTGATGATATCGCAGATGAGATGTATGATGGATGTGATGATGGAACGGAAATGGCTTTAAGAAAATTCAGAGAAATATTTGGAGAAGAAAAAGTTCGGTTTATAAAAGATGGTAGTGGAACGGTTGAATATGAGACTTACTAACTGGGAATTTAGGTGATAGAGATGGAATTGACACATTTGAGTCTGTTCAGCGGCATAGGTGGTCTTGATCTGGCTGCGGAATGGGCTGGATTCAAAACGGTTGGTCAGTGTGAGTTCGCAGATTACCCGACGAGGGTACTTGAAAAACACTGGCCGGACGTCCAGAGATGGAGAGATATAAGGACATTAACAGGAGAAAGTTTTTATGAGCGAACAGGTAGAAGGACAGTTGACGTTATTTCCGGAGGATTTCCTTGCCAGCCTTTCTCCGTTGCCGGGAAGCAAAGAGGCAAGAAGGATGACCGCTACCTCTGGCCGGAAATGGTTAGGGTTATCAAAGAACTACGGCCCACTTGGGTTGTTGGAGAAAATGTTGCTGGAATCATCAATATGGCACTCGCAGATATATTATCTGAATTGGAAGCCGAAGGATATCGGACAAGGGCATTTCTTATTCCAGCTTGCGCTGTTGGAGCCAACCACCGGAGATACAGAGTCGCAATTGTGGGCTACTCCGACAGCAATGGATCACATGGCCCAGAGGTCGGAAGAGTCTCTACGCAAGATGGCGGCCGGAAGCAGAAGGGGGAGAAAGCGACCATCAAATCTGAGGGAGCAGGTAGACCCGAAGATTATGATGATGTGGCCGACCCCACGGGCAGGAGGGAGCAACGGAAGTTCGGAATCTGGACGGAAGCATGGAGACCTGGCGGCGAAGATTGGTGGGCAACTGAACCCAATGTGGGTAGAGTGGCTAATGGGGTACCCAATAGGGTGGACAGAATTAGATGCCTGGGAAACGCAGTAGTTCCACAGCAGTTCTACCCAATATTTCAAGCAATAGCAGAAATCGAAAGGAGAGAAGAAGATGAGTTGCAAATGCGCGAAACCAACAGATGAATACCACGGATGGGAATGTGAGGTTACAGGAGGAGCGTGTGAGTTCTTGATTCCAGACAGTAAGTTGTGTGCGGAACTGTTTGGAGAAGGACCGGACGCAGAAGAGCCAGATAAAATAGAATGACTGCCGCACTATACGGTAGATGAGTATATTTTTAAAAAATTGGGTGAGTAAGTATTTTTGAAAATTAAATAAAAATACGCAGCAGATACAAAGTCTTGGCGGACAATCTGCTGCATACTTACCTAAGAGAAGTGTAGCATATTATTTTCTCTTAGGCAATATCAAGGAGGAAATTATTTATGGCACAGACACAGAAAGAAATATTAAGAGATACCATACTGACACAAATGAAACCGTTTTTAGATTCCACGCTTCTGGAAATACTTAATCAGGTGATTGTAAAGGTATTATTTAAAGTCAATGTAACGGAGATGGAGACCCTTCCTGCCACACGCGAGAACACGAATGAGTATATTTTAGAGATATTTAATTTAAGGAAAGCCCCAAAATTGAGTAAAGAAACTGCAAAATATTATTTGAGTTCGGTTAATCATTTAATAGATTTTCTAGGGAAAAGCCTTATTGATATAACGGATATGGATATTGAATATTATCTAGATGAATATAGGCGTGGAAGAAATGGGATTCCAAATAAGCCGATAACGGTAAATAATGAGCGGAGAAATATATCTGCATTTTTTACATGGATGCGGAAATCCCATATTATAAATGATAATCCTGTAGATAGCATTGAGAAGTATGCGGAAATCGAAAAACCTATAGACCATATGGAAGATGGGGAAATGGAGGCGCTTAGAGATGCCTGCAAGGTTCGTATAATAAATAAGGTTACGAAAATAGCAGAATACCGCGAATGCTTAAGGGACCGAGCATTGATAGAGTTTTTAAGAAGCACAGCAGTAAGAATTGGAGAATGTGTTTCCGTAAATATACAGGATATAGATTGGACTACGGGAAACGTGCTGGTGTATGGGCATAAGGGAAAAGCATATAGAACTGTATGCTTGGACGAAACAGCGCGCTTCCATCTGAGTAAATATTTAGAAAGCAGATATGACAATAACCAGGCACTTTTTGTGACGGAGAAGGGAAGCCATGAAAGAATGCAAAGGAGTGGATTAAGGGCGGCTATTAAAAAGATTGCAAAGAGATCAGGGCTAAAGCGCAATGTCTACCCTCATCTTTTTAGAAAGACAACCGCTACGAACATGGCTAAGAGAGGGTGTCCGAGAGAATTAGTCGCATTTTATCTTGGGCATAAAAATGGGAACACCAAGACGCTTAATAAGCATTATGCTGCAACGGATCCAGCGCAGATTATACAGGCGTTTAGACAGTATGGGGCTGCGGCATAATATGAATAGCATGCTATGCAAAATGAAAATAATAAAATAGAGGGAATAATCCAAGAGTTTTAAAATATAATGCAAAATTTTTGATACCCCCGGGGGCAAAATATAATGCAAAATTTTTGATACCCCCGGGGGCTCCAGGAATCGCGCCTTTTTAGAGAAAAAATTTACTTTCTGGAAAATGCTTCCGAAAAAAAGATGTCACCCTGTTTCATAAAGATGGAAAATCTGGACGCCTAGACAATAATTCGTTTAGACGTCCTTTTTCTGACAATTTGCGCGTAATCTACTGAACCGGTCAACTTGCAGATTGCCCAACGTGGCTCTGTATCCTGTCATATACGGACGATTGGGCAATGAGCGCATTTTACCGCCTACAATTAGAAACGCGTTAAAACTCAAATATGAGCGTTATGCATGCATAAGATTAACATAAGATTATCACAATTACAAAATGCTTTCAATAACTTTTTAGATCCCCGCGCGGGATTTTGCGTACTTCAAGCGCGCACCCGTCCGCGTCCCGTTCCGCGGCTGATAGGCTGCTACGCTTGCAGTATGCCGGATGTTATCGCACAACCTTTTAAGCGCCGGAAACTTCACCGGGGCGTGATATGGTTAATAAGTGTCCGGCTTGCATTGGATCTACGAACGGGCGCGGATCTATTGCAAGTGCTTTATGCTGTATTATTTAGGCGGTACAGTTTCCGCCGGGCCATCATTGTAAAGTGTCCACCCGTGACACGATACCAGGACGCCATCCCCGGACAAAGGACACAACCGGGAAAGATTCCCGGGGAAATAGCCGCCGCCGGAATCGAACCGGCGGAACTCCAACGACTTATTTTACGCTTGCATAATTACAAAATCACTACAAATCGAATAATTATCAACACAGCGTATAGATGCGTATTCTTTTCCCTGTAAGGTATATTTTGCCTGCTTATCTAAAGTCTCGATGAATGACTTGCACGCTTTTGTGATGCAAGTTGCGCAAATGCTTTCAATCTTTTCGCCGCCTGCTATATAGACATCGTATTTTTTCATCTTATATCTCCTTTCTGCCTGCCATCATCAGCGCATCGGGGCGAATCGTTGCGGACGCTCCGATGCGCGTTTTGGCTTATGCTACTTTTTTATATCCGTTTTCCTTTGCATACTGTTCAACCTCTTTAAGAGTATTGAAGAAACAAACAGAACCGCCAAAACCTTTTGTGATTCGCTCAACACTGTATGCTCCACAATCCCATTTGCAAACATAAAATTTTTTATTTCCTTTCTTGACTTCGTATAATTTTCTCATAATGTCAACCATCCTTTCTTCTGTTTGGTAGCCGTCGGTGAATCTTGCAGGATGTCCGGCGGCTTTTTGTTTTCTGTTGTTAATGTTATTATATCACTTTTTAAAGTAATGTCAATACAAAATATCACTTTTCAAGATAATATTTTATTTGACTTCGAATGTCTAACGTATTATCATATTTATATACGGAATGAAAGGAGAATAACGGATATGTTGCGATATAGGTTTAATGTTGCTGACGCTTTGGAACGTGCCGGCATGAATATGTACCAGGCAAAGAAAAGCGGTGTTTTAAGCCAGAATACACTAAATAAAATAAAGAATGAGGATACAAGCATACAACTTGATTCGTTGAATAAAATATGCATGATTCTTGATATGCAGCCGAAAGATATTATAGAATATGTACACGATGAAAAAGAAAAGGAAGATACACTAAAGAATTTCAAAAAGTAATATCACTTTTAAAGATGATTATATAAAAAAACAGCCGCCACGCTGAGGGCGTGAAACGGCTGTAATGAAATACAATAACAATCAGAGGCTAAAGGCTCAATCTGCGAATAAGCATATATCTTCTTGCTTTTTCTCGCTATAATCCATGTCATGCGCTTGCGTTCCGCTGTTCATGGCTTCTATCTCGTCTTCCCACCAGTCTTTTAGTTCTTCGTATTCATCGGAAGTACAGATATATGCATCTCCTCCGTCAATTCTTTCGTGATTCTCTGGAAAATTTATTTCCAGATCGTAGAAGCAATCAGGGTCATAGCCGGAGCCGTTCCAGTTTCTAACTGTGATTTCTTTCTCTTCTTTTGTGTCGGTTAAGTAGAATTTCATATTATCTCCTCTTTCTCCCGGAGTCCTCCGGGTGGTGTGCTCTGTTTTGTTGTTGAGATTATAATAGCATATATAACGCACTTATGCAATACGTAATAATAACTAAAATAATGCACTTATAACACGCAGAATTTGTGCAGCAACTATAATGCACTTATACTATTGACAATATAATGCACTTAATATATAATAGTGTAAAACACTTGTAAAAAGGCGGTGGATAAATGGGAGAATTGAAAACAACAGAAGCACAGAGAAAAGCGGTAAGAGATTATGAAAAGAGAAATGATAGAATCAATGTAATTTTCCCGAGTGGGACACGCGAAAAAATGAAAGAACTTGGAATTGAAAAGCCTAGCGCATTCGTCAAGGAGGTTGTTTGCGCCGAATTATCAAGAATGGAAAAATACAGAAGATAATGCACTTATATTATTGACAATATAATGCACTTAATTATTTTGCGATGCTATGATTAGGTTTTGGGAAAGGCTTGACAGAGTAATATACGGTGTTGTATTGTAGATAACAGATAAGTTAATATAAGCCGCTGGGACTCGGTCCCCGAACCGGCTTGAGATGTCGCGAAAAGCATCCGATACGCTAATAAGGCGTGTTGGGTGCTTATTTTTTTGGAGGAACGTGAAATACTGTGTAATGATTTGTTCTGGATGCCAGAGACCGAATCAGGACGATTGCATCATGTAGTTTTATGCAAGTAGCAAGTATTAAGGAAAGGAGGTATATAATGCCAGATAATACAGTTAAGGCTTGCAATGGCGTGGAAATATACGAATCAGGTATACAGATGTATCTTGACCAGTACATAGACGAGCACCAGATCAAGGACATGCATAAGGAGCCACAGAGCCGGTGGAACGCCGCGCTATTATATATCAATAAAGCCTTATTTAAGCCTGATAAGGATATGCTAATGGCAGATAATTATAGTACTGGTAATCTTAAGTATAATAACTCAAGTAATAATGGCGCCTATGATATAGATAAGATTAACCGTATATGTGATATATATATAGCCCTCTGTTATGAGTATGATAAGGAGATTAGTATATTAGGTTTCAGCAAATTAACAGGGATTAACCCGGATACATTCTATGATTGGGGCAATGAGAGCAGCAGACCCGGCTCTTCGGCTTGTGAGATATACAAAAAGTTGAGCCGAGAACGCGAGGAGTCGTTAAGCAATCGCCTTGTAACGGGCAAGCAAAACCCGGTGGGGCTACTCGGTGTCCTCAATCGCCACTACGGATGGAACATGGGACAGCCACGAGGGCAGGAGAAGAGGCAGACAGCCCCGGCAATACCGGTTCTAGAGCGTAAGTACCTGGAGAGCGAGGGAAAAGAGGATAAAATGCATCAAGGATTGCCCGAATTTCCGGTTCCTGATAGCCTGCAAGAGGATTCATGAGAGTAGATCACACAATATGTTGTATGAATTATGAAAAGTAATACAAGATGTTGGAACAGAGTAAATCTATATAGAAAACAGTAATTTGTCGTATAGATGTATTTGGGGCTTTTAAGGAGTATGGCTGAGCGCCGGGGGTGGGGGTCTGTGAGAAACGGACCATGCGGGTAACTGAGTCCCCCAACCAGTGAAAAAATAAAAAAGGAGTATCCGTCAAATGACAATTATAAAAGCATTGGTAACGATTTTAAATATATTGATGATCGTAGTCTTAATTTCGTGTATTGTTGAAAAAACGTGGAAACAAGATAAGGCAACATTAATTGGATTTGGCTTCATGATTGTTCTGTATGTTGCAAACAGTGCTCTAATTTGGGCAAGCCACTAGGACGATTCTGGTTGCCCCCAATTTTGAACATTGAAAATTGAATATTGGCGGTTGAAGTGGTATAATTTTCTAAAAAAGTCGGAGGTTTGTATGAAGATAGAAGATATAGAAAATATGTCACTTGATGATGTGAAAAAGAAGTATGACGAGGTGCAGACATATGTGGTTGAATCATTAAGTACATGGCAGAAGATTTATGAGTGGAAGCAGCAAGAACTTCTCAATCAGAGATTAGAAAAAATAAATACTTCCATGCTTAATCTCACAAAAATCGTTACATTTCTAACTGCGATAAATGTTATAGTTGCTGTAATATCTATAATCGTTAATTTCATTTAAGCATTTTACCAACCGTCAATATTCGATGGTTGGTATTTTTTTACAATAGGGGATAGACATGATGGCGTGTATCCGGTATATTGTGCTGGATTTTGAAAATGTAGGAAATATTATGGAGGAGTTGAAATGAGCGAAGCAGTAAGAGAAATGACAATGGAGGAACTGATTGCGGAAAAGGCAAAACAGGAAGAACAATGCCGAGTTCTTGCCAATAGATGCGATATGAAAGAGCGTCAGATAAAAGAAATGCAGTCCCACATCGACTGCTTAAAAGCCGAACTGGAGGAAGTTCAGCGAAACAAGGTTGGCTTGCCAGCAGAGCCGATAAAAGTGGCTGATTTATTGATTCATGATACCTGTGTTTATGAGAATAAGTTTTTCAAAGCATACCTTGGAGATACATCCGCGGTAAATCGGTATTCAAAATCAGATTTACGTCAGATTGCAGAGCACCTGCTTGTGTACTGTAATAATACGGAGGTGGAATAGGAGTGGCGATGTCGGATATTATAAATCAAATAGCACCGGGAGCATTTGATTGGCACATAAATCCAGTCGGTACAGAACTCCGTGAGCACCGTTGCACCTGCGGCAGACTTCTTGGCAGATTCAGCGGACAAGCCGAGGTAAAATGCCCGAAATGCGGGAAAATGAATGTGATAGGAGTGGAGAAGAATGGATGATTGCTTGATTTGCAAAAAGCATTATTCACAAGGTGGAAAATGTTGTTGCAATAAGAAAAATTGCCTTTTGTTTAAGGAAGAGCCGAAAGGGAAAATGATAAGAGGTGATTTTATAATCAATATTCTTAGTAGCAATAATGCGGAATCCCCAATTCTGAAATACGATTCTAAAATTATCATTAACGATAGTGGCAGAGATATTGAAATGACAGTAATAAAAATAAATTGGATAAATCTTAGAACTGGTATGTGTAGCATATCAGCAGATTATCACGAAAGCGAAATGCCAAAATGCGAAGTGAAGAAAAAGATATTAAAGATAGTTAAGTAAGGAATGTAGAGCACCTTAGAGAGCCAAATTTCCAACAGTAACAGGGAAAGGAGGCTCTTTTTTTGATTTCAGGAAGAAACAGGCGAATAATAAATGCAATACAGAATCAGGAAGCGTGTTACGAGACCCTGAATGACCTTTTCGGCATGGCGAGAGCGGTGTATGAAGAAGATAATCAAGAACTTCCTTATTCGCTGAAACTGACAAAGTATGTGAAAGATATAGTCGTGTATCTTTCGGCAGAAGAACAATTGAACGAACTATACTGGAATGTTCTACATTGGGAAGCGCCGCATTTGTTTGACAGTTATCTGCTATATCTTGAGAAAAAACGTGAAGAGAAAGATAAATTTTACGAACCAAAGAGAGAGCAACTTAATAAGCATGGACTGATTCAGGCGTTGCAGGATATGGAGGATGATAAACTGGATATTTTGAGCATATCAATGCCACCGGGCACACAAAAATGCCAGCCATTGTATGCGAAGGTACTAACGCCGAATGGTTACATTGACATGAAAGATGTTCATAGTGGCACAAAAGTTATAGCGGGAAATGGGAAAATAGCAACAGTTTTAAGTGAAAGTCCAATAAAAACAAGACCTATCTATGAACTGACATTTGATGATGGTTCAAAGTGCAGAGCATCTGATAATCATTTATGGAATGTTCAAACAAGGGATGACAGAAGACGTGGCAAGGCATTCCGAGTTGTTGAAACGAAAGATATGCTGAAAAATCTTTATGTGGAAAAAGGAAAACGTGCAAATTACTCCATTGACTATGTTCCTAAAATTGATTTTAAGAAAAAAGATTTTATTATACATCCATACATCATGGGAGCATTACTTGGTGATGGTGGATTATCGGATGGAGTGCCTAGTATCTCGACAGTAGATAGTGAGTTAGTCGATATTTTTAACTATTTTTTACCGCAAGGATATATTTTGAAGCATAAAGACCGTTGCACATATCTTATCAACGGACACGAGGGCAATAATTGCAAGGCAGGAAGTCTAATAACAAAGCAAATCAAGGAATATGGTTTGTTTGGCGCTACAAGCATAACTAAATTTATTCCAAAAGAATATTTGTATACAAGTTACGAACAGAGATTGTGGTTATTGCGCGGACTTATGGATACAGACGGAAGTGCAAAGAAATCCTATTGTTCATATGCGACAATTTCAGAAAAATTAGCAGATGGTGTCGTTGAATTAGTCCATTCATTAGGTGGATATGCAAGTAAGAATATTAGAAAAGCTGGTTACAAGAAAAATGGCAAGTACATAAGATGTAATGATTATTTTGAGATAATTATTGAGTTTAATGCAGAGACGGAAAGCATTTTTGCACTGACAAGAAAAAAAGAAGTGTACAAGCCGAAAAGAAAGACAATTAAGCGATTTGTCACTAGCATCGAATATATAGCGGATGAACCATGCAAATGTATTTATATTTCAGACGAATGCCATTTATACATTACAGATAATTATGTGATTACCCACAATACAACATTGGAGAAATTCTTTTCTTCATGGATTATTGGCAGACATCCCGATGATTATAGTTTGTTTTTTTCACATAGTAGCGATATTACAAGAATGTTCTATGATGGAGTTCTTGATATAACAACGAACTCTGATGAATATTGTTGGAATGAGATTTTCCCTAATGTGCACCTGACAAGCACAGATGCCAAGCGAGAACAGATAAATTTTAATAAGTACAAGCCATTTGCTAATCTACAATGCACGTCTGTTGGTTCAAAAAACGCAGGTAAGGTTCGTTGTAACAGATATCTGTATTGCGATGATTTAATAGCAAATATCGAGGAAGCGCTGAACAAGAATACTCTCGATAAACTTTGGAGGGTATATTCTATAGATGCCAGACAGCGAAAATTAAATGAACAGGTAAAAGAAATTCATATTGCTACAAGATGGTCGGTACATGATGTCATTGGAAGATTGAAAAGTCTTTATTCGGGTAATAACAGGGCTCGATTTATTGCTGTTCCAGATATAGATCCCAATACTGGTAAAAGTAATTTTGATTATAAATATAATGGAATGTCCGTTGAGTTTTTTAAAGACCAAGAACTGGCCATGGACGATATTTCTTATAAATGCCTATATAAAAATGAGCCAATCGAACGCGAAGGTTTGCTTTATACAGAGGAGGAACTGAGAAGGTATTTGTCTTTACCATTGCGAGAACCAGACGCAATTATAGGTATAGTAGACACGAAGAATACTGGTACAGATTTCTTTTTTCAACCATGTATGTATCAATATGGAGAAGATTACTACCTAGAAGATTGTATTTGTAGTGATAATTCAAATTATGAAATCCAATATCAAAATTCAGCAGACCTTATTATTAGGAATAACATGCAGCAGTGCGAATTTGAGACGAATAATGGCGGTGACCGAGTTTCGTTTGAAGTTAAAAAAAGATTAGATGTAGTTGGAGCGAGATGTAATATTACAGATAAATTTACAACTGCTAATAAAGAGACAAAAATCATTGTCAATGCCGCATGGGTAAAGAAACATGTCCTTTTTAAGGATAAGTCTATGTATTCAGCAAAGGATGATTACGGAATTATGATGTCATTTTTATTGAGTTATTCAGTAGCAGGTAAAAACTTACATGATGATGTACCAGATGGCTTGGCAAGTTTTGCATTGTATGTAACGAATGGCATAACTGCAAAAGTAACGGCAACAAAAAATCCGTTTTCATAGGAGGAATCGAAGTGTTAAGAGAGAGCAGAGAGAGCAGTTTATGCGGATATGAACAACTGTCCATAGCAGTTGTGAGACGTGCAGCCATTGATTATGAATGGGCATTGAGAAGGCTTTTAAGGAATCCACATGATATCTGTGCATTAAAAATGCAGAATGACTGTGAGCGATTCTTCCAGAATGAAATAGAACTATTTACAACAGTAGACGGAACGATGCTCATGAAAAGGATACAGGACAACGTAAGAAAGGGGAAGAAGGTCATTGGATAAAAAAACTTTAATGAAATATAAAGCGAATAAAAAAGAACTTGTGTTATTAGAAGTTGCAATTGATAAATTATACAAGCAATTAGAACAGGTTCAAGTAATTTCCGGAAAGGTTAAAAAATCTAGTGATGATTTTCCTTATACAGAGCAACATATAACCGTAAAAATAGAAAATCCCAAAATTGCGGATTCAATAAAGAAAAAAATACATGATAAGGAGAGTAGGCAAAATTTTTTAAGGAAAGAGCAAGCAGACGTAGAAAATTACATATATCAAATCCCAGATGGATTAATAAGGCAGATATTTGAATCTGTATATTTAGATGGAATGTCAATACAAGATGTAGGGGAGAACGTCGGATATACGAAAGGCAGAATATCGCAAATTATTTCTAAATTTTTAGAAGATTAATCAAATTAAACTGATTATTTCTTTAGAGTGTGCTATATTATAATCGAGAAAAGTGTAAAAAGCCATTGGGAAGCCGTCCCAGTGGCTTATTTTAATGCAAAAGGAAGTGATAGAGTGCTTGGATTCGCAAGAAACCGTGTTCCGTTTTCTAAAATCTGTTCCAATGCCTATGGACGGCAGGTCATATTAAGCAATGCAGAATACATAGATCATACGAATATTGTTGAGGAAGTCGGAAAAGCATACTCTATCCACCTTAAGAACCGGACAGAGATTGATTACCTGGAGCGCTATTACAAGGGCGACCAGCCAATTTTGTACCGGACAAAGAAAGTCCGGCCGGAAATTAACAACAAAGTTGTGGAAAATCATGCTCTAGAAATTGTAGAGCATAAGGCAGCCGAAAACTTTGGGGAGCCAGTTCAGTATGTGCTTAAGGGTACTGATGAAAGTACTAAAGAAGCAAAATCCGTAGAATTGAATGACTTGAATGATTACAACGAGTTGGAAGCAAAGGATGCCATTGACATTCAAATGGCAAGGGACCGGAGCATTTGCGGCACTTCTTATAGGTTTCACTATAACCGCAAGAATTCGACTGAGGATGAAGCCCCTTACGGAATCGACCGGGAGGATCCGAAAAGCACATTCGTTGTCTATAGTTCCGGTATCGGTCACAAAGCATTGTTTTCCTGCCAAATTCGGAGGGATAAGGATAATCAGCAGTATTTCTTCATCTACACGGACAAAATGTGGTATACAGTGCAGAATGGGAAAATTGCGGGTTCCGGCAGAAATGGAATAAAGAAAATCCCGGTGGTGGAGTATCCGAACAATTTTTACCGGTTATCAGACATTGAGATTGTGATTACGGTGCTGGATGCAATCAACAAAATGCAGTCTGACCGCATGAACGGTATCGAGCAGTTTATCCAGTCCTTTGTGAAGTTTTTAAATTGTGAAATGTCTGGGGAGGAATGGGAGAAACTCAGAGAAGAAGGAGCGCTTACTGTCAAATCAAATGGTAATGGTGCAAAAGCAGACGTAGAGATCATGAGTGATGAACTCGACCAGCAGCAGTCTCAGATTGCCAAGGATGATCTTTACGAAAACATGTTGATTGTGGAGGGAATGCCGGACAGGCAGGAAAATACCGGCGGCGATACCGGACAGGCGGTTGTCATGCGTAACGGCTTCTATTTTTCTGAGAAGCGGGCGGAAACTTCTGAGCCGATTTATAAGCAGTCCGAACGGGAAAGCATCAAAATTGTGCTGAATATCCTGCGGATAAAGGGATTAACTTCTCTCACACTAAAAGATATTGAAATCAAGATCACCCGTTCCAAGATGGACAACATGCAGGTCAAGGCGCAGGTATTCCAGATGCTTACCAGTGCAGGAATTGACCCGAAGGTGGCGATTAAGGTCTGCAACCTTTTCTCGGATCCAGAGGAAGTATATCTGCAGAGCAAGCCGTATTTGGATATTAAGTATCCGACGAAGCGGACGGAAGCGGACATTAAACCAAAAGATAATAATGTAACCAAAATTGATTAAATTGGCCGAGCAATCGGTCTTTTTTAATACAGAAAAAGCAGTCATGCGATAAATGGCAGCCACAGCAGAGCGACCTGCGATAAAAAAGCGTAGTGGAGAAAGGATTAATTTATGACAAGAGAACAGGCCAAAAACAATCTTATCTCTTTTGGAGTGGAAAATCCTACCGAAGAGCAGATTACAAACTATTTGAATCAGGTAAACGGTGAAGCCCAGAAAGAAAAGGAGAGGGCTGACAAGTTGAAGGAAAAGGCTGATAAAGCCGATGAATTGCAGACGCAACTTGATACTTTGCAGAGCCAGAATCTTTCCGAAGTGGAAAAGGCACAGAAAGAAAACGAAAAACTCCAGAAGCAGGTGGCAGAGTTACGGGTTGATGGTTTTAAGGCAGAAGCCAAGGCTATTCTCAAAGGCGCAAATCTGGAGGATGCTGATATTGAAGCCCTGCTTCCTGGAATGGTTGCGGGAATTGAAAAGGTTGAGGATGCGCAGGCTAGGGCCAATGTCTATGTCTCTGCCATGAATAAAGTCCGTGATAACGCGATTAAGGAACATGATAAAGAAGTCCTTGATGGTACAGGAACTCCCGGATCCGCTGGCGGAATGGGAGAAGAAGAGAAAACGGAAGCAGAGAAATTTGCTGAAACAATGGTAAAAGAAGGCGCTTCCGATGCAAAGGGAGCAAATGACATTATTGGGGCTTATAAGTAGGAGGTATGAGATTATGGCTATTCAGTCAATGGGAATTAAAGAAACTGTGATTGCAGATGAAGTTCAGATTTTGAAAAGGCCTGGATTTGAAGCAATCCCTATTACGCTGGATTCTACAGCGTTTACAGAAGGTGTGTGTAAGGCAGGGGCGCCAATTGGCGCAGGTGGTGTCATTAAGAATGACAAAAACTGCATTGGCATCCTGAAAGAAGATGTCTATGCGGATAGGCCACAGGCGACAATTCTAAAAAAGGCGTATGTTAGAGGCGATGTAATTACAAAACACTATGGGACACCTATTGCAGATACTGCAAAGGCAGCCCTCCCAATGATTGTGTTTGAATAAGGAGGAAAATAAGGAATGATTAAGATTAACGAAGTGTATGATTCGGCTGCAATTGCTGTTCATGTGAAAAATGATAAAAGTAATGCAATTCCGTATCTTGGTGCGGCATTCTGGCCGAATGAAAGAAGAGCATCCATTGATTTAAAATGGATTAAGACATCAAATGGTTTGCCGGTGTCTCTGGCCCCAAGCGATTTCGATGCAAAGGCAACGATCCGGGCCCGAAAAGGATTTAAGTTCACGAAAGAGGAAATGGCTTTCTTCCGTGAGAGCATGGTTATTTCAGAACATGATCGTATTGAACTGGCAAAACTGAATGACTGTACTTCTCCATTTGTGAAGGATGTAGTTGCTAACATTTTCAATGACACTAAGACGCTGGTTAATGGCGCGGATGTTGTGCCGGAGCGTATGAGAATGCAGCTTTTGTTCCCGGAGACGGGGGGGCCGTCTATCTATATTTCCTCTGATGGTGTTACATACCAGTACAATTATGATGTGGATGGAAACTGGGCAAAAAATAATAGAAAGACATTATCAGGTCCGAGACTTTGGGCGAATACAAAAACAGCCCAGCCTCTTGAGGATATCCGACAGATTATTGAAAATGCAGATGAGCCGATTAAGTATCTGGTTATGTCTCAGGCAGAACTCAACCTATTTATGGCTTGCGACGCTGTAAAGGAAGCGCTGCTGGCTCAGAACACCACGGCTCATGTCATGATGACTGCTACAGTTGCGAAGCAACTCATTTCAAATACCTTCCCGGGTGTGGAGGTTTTGGTCCACAAGAAGAAATTCAAGGATGAGTCCGGAGAAACCAAGGCCTTTGTTCCCGATGGATTTATTGCATTTGTTCCAGAAGGAAAGTTAGGGAATACCTGGTTTGGTATGACACCGGAAGAACTTGCCAAGATGGAGGCTCAGGACGTTGACATTACAATTCTTCCATCTGGCGTCTCAGTAGTTGTAATGACTGCTTATGACTCCACCATGCAGACAACTACAGTTGTGTCTGAAACATTACTTCCATCCTATGAGCGAATGGACTCTGTATATCTGCTGTGTACTGGTACGATTGATGATGGCGGAGATGGAGAACTTGAAGAGTTGACCGTTGTCAGTGCTGCAGGAACGGATTCAGGGGATACCAAGATTACTGTTTCGCCGGCTCTTGCAGAGGGACATACTTATAAGTATAAGGTCGGTACTGATGTGAGCACTCCCGCTTACGGTGCATTTGTGAGAAATTACACCACATGGGACGGAAAGTCTGATATTACGGCAGCAACAGGAAAGAAGATTTGCATTATTGAATGTGATGCAGATTACCTGGCAGTTAAGGCCGGCATTGCTGCAGTAACAGCAAGGTCGTAGAGTTGTGATGAGGCAGCAGGATGGAAGAGTTTATTGAAAAAATAAAGGCTACGACAACTGAATATGGCGTACAGACTTCGGATTTGGTTGTTAGTCTTGCTATTGAGTTATTCTGCGACATAAGAAACTATCCGTATTCGTGGTCTGATGAACAGAAACTGACCGATATGGAGAAGAATAAAGCGAAGATTGCCATGGCGGCGATTGAGATTGATTCCAAGGATGGGGCTGAAAATCAGTTAGGCCATTCCGAAAACGGTATTTCAAGAAGTTATGCCGACCATCTCTTGGCATATAAGGATGTAATTGGATTTGCGAACTGCATCTAAGAAAGGTTGGCGATCCAATATCTCCCGGCCGCAGGGTTAAGCGGCGAAGACGATTGAGCGTGGAGAAATCCGCAGGGTGGCACTCATTGGCGGTGGTGGGCAGAGTGCAAAAAGAAAGTGTGGGTTTTATGAGAAGTCTTAAGAAAAATATGCAACGTCTATTTTATTCGCTCTATTCCGAAGAAATTACGATTTATGAGCGTGATGAAAACGGCGATATTGTTTATGTGGAGGTTGACGGAGAACGCACACCAGTCGTTATTGGTACGCAGGCAGGTTATAACAAGCCTGTCCTTTTTTATGCCAACATCTCAGCCGGAAAGGGCGGCGCGCAGGAGGCAGTATTTGGCAGTGACGTTGACTATACCAGAACCATTTCTACAACGGATATGTCGTGTCCGATTGATATTCTAACCCGTATCTGGATTGAAAGAGAACCTCAGTACAATGCTGACGGAACAGTCAATGCGGATAGTGCTGATTATAAGGTTGCGGCGTATCCGGCGAGAGGTTTGAACAATATCGTTTATGCGATTAAGAAACTTCCGAAAGGCGGTACATAATATGGCAAAAAGTCCAAAAATTGAAATGAAATGTGAAAAATGCGGGAAGCCGCAACCGAAAGACGATAAGCAGTCCAATGAAAATTGGTCTGTTTTTGATTGTAAGCAGACTTGCGAATGTGGTGGCAAGTTTGTCATGTATATAGACGGACAGAAAGTAGGTTAGCATGGAACAGATGAAAGTAAATGTTCTTGGAACGGAATACACAGTTGAATATGTGGAAAAGTACCCGGAGTATTTAAGCGAGTTCGATGAGACAGCCGATGCACTGTGTAATTCACATAATAGAGCAATATATGTGAAACTGAACAGTGATAAAGATATGACCGAACAGGGCAAGAAAAGGTTGCATAACAAAAACCTTAGGCATGAGATTATTCATGCTTTCCTTTATGAGAGTGGTTTATCAGCAAATACATATGGTCATATGGGGGCATGGGCAGAGAATGAAGAGATTGTTGATTGGTTCGCCATTCAGTCTCCAAAGATTTTAAAACTGTTTCAGCAGTTGGATATTTTGTAGGTGTGTTATGGCAAAGAAAATCAGTTTCGGACTTTCCGTAAAGGAAGTTCAGAATGCAATCAAGGAGATTCGAGAGTATAAGAACGACCTTAATCGTAAATGCGAAAACTTGTGCCGTAGATTGACCGCCGAGGGAATTGCGATAGCACAAGCCCATATCGGCAGTAGCGGATTTGGAAAGTACATCCACTTAGGCTCTGAAATCACACCGCAACAGGCCGGATGCCGAGCGGTGTTCTACATGGAGGACAGTCAGAAGATTGTAAGCCAATGGCAGACGCTTGAGGGTGTAAAAAGTGCTACCGTGTCCCCATCGTTGATGTTGGAGTTCGGTGCAGGATTAAAAGCTGAGAATAAGTCGAACACTCCGGGAGTAGGAACTGGAACATTCCCGGGAGGTACGCATGGAAGCGAACCGGGTTGGTACTACATGGACTTGAATGGAGAGTGGCATTATTCAACTGGAATAGAACCCAAAATGCCGATGTATTTTGCAGGGAAAGAGTTGCGGGATAAGGTTGTGGCGATTGCGAGAGATGTATTTAAAAATTAGAAATCCTTTGTTATAATGAAATAAAAGCAAAGGAGATTACCATGGATAATATAGAAGAAAAAATACAAGATTTAACAAGCGCAGCAATAGGCCCTACTCTTGACATTATTACGGATACGCTAATAGATGGAGTAGCAGGTGCTGTGATTCCGGGGGTTGGAAATATGATTTTATCATATAAGCAGAATAGAATGGAACGTAGGGTAGCGGAAACGTTACAAAAGTTGGTAGAAAGACAAGATGAACTTAATGAAGCAATCGAAAGGCTGTCAGAAGATATGGGAGAGCAGATTAAGGGTACCTATTTTGAGATGCTGTTGGATTATTCTATTGGCGAGCCCCAGGAAGAAAAGGTCGAATATCTTGTGAATGGGTATATTAATATTGCAAAAGCGGGGTACGCCCAAGAAGATGTAGTGCGGAGTTTTTATGACACTTTAGCCCAGTTAAATATGCTTGATCTTCGAGTTTTTAAATTGTATGCACACGCGAACGACGATAACTATTATAAAATTCTTGAGGATTATCAGATTGAAGACTCTCACTATCGGATGGTGCAGGAGAAACTTGTTCGTCTTGGGTTGATATATTCAAAAATTGAGAGTCAAAGGGAAGAAAATGCCGATGCAGTATTGTCCTATTTAATGGATTTGGAAAAGGGAAGAAAAGCAAAACTTAAAGCCAAGAAAGTAACCAGGAATTACTTATATGGAATGTCAAGGTACGGCTATAGATTTATAAAATTTATTGAACGAAAGTATCAAGAACAAGGGGATGTGAAATAGTGGCAGGATTTGAATGGAACACATTCTACACGGTATTCAAGGTTAAGTTGGAAAAGGCAATCAAGTGTACTGTCGGTCGGTATGTGACACCGAAAGAGAGCCAATTTCCCTATGTAGATATTACTATATCTGACATATCTGGCGGCAACTATGATTTGTCTGGAAATGAGGGCAGTACCAATCCACTCATTGTGCTTTCAGTCTATGCGACTGGAAATCTTGCGGACAGCACCTGCGAGAAAATCAGCAACAAGGCAAAAGAAATCATGCTGTCCTATGGTTTTCAATGTCGTGGCGGACCGTTGCCAATGACGAATGCCGCAGACCCAAGTATTGTGAGATGGGTTGGGAGATACCAAAGAATCTTCGGGAGTGGAGATGAATTAGAACAGATACATTAAAGGGGTCACATTCGACTCCTTTAAGATATAGAAACAAATAACAGAGAGCAGAAATGCTCTTATTTTTATGCACCGGATACCCGAAATGGTATTCGCTGACCGGCGGGAGTTAGCCGGTAGAAAGGATGGAAATTATGGCAGGAGCAGAAGCAAAAGCATATAGCACGATTGGTACAATTCTTGAAACTTCGGAAGATGGGTCAGCGTGGACTAAATTGGTTACTATTAAGTCATTCCCCGCTCTAGGTGGTGCGCCAGAGCAGATAGAAGTGACGGACATGGAGGATGAGACCCAGACATTCATTCCAGGCGTTCAGTCTATGGATGCTATGGAGTTTGGAGCAAACTATACTCTGGAATCTTATACGGCGGTAAAGGCAAAAGAAAATAAACCGTTAAAATATCGTATTAAACTTGGTAAGAACGGTGTGGCCGGTACAGCAACATGGGATGGGCAGCATTCGGTATATGTGAATGAGGGCGAGGTCAATGGTTCGATCAGTATGACAATTACGGTGTCTCCATCCACTAAGGTGACCGTGTCAGAAACAGCAGGTTAATAAACAGAGCGGATAGTGCGTCGAGGCATTATCCGCTTTTGGATCAAAAAGCATATAAAAGGGAGGCAGTGTTATGCAGATTAAGGTAAAAGGAAAAGAATATAACTTAGAATACACATTTGAAGCGGCAATGGACAAAAAGTGTGTGGACATGTGCTGGAATTATTTCAGCGGAGCGTATATGATGAAGGACCAGGTAATTGATGATGTAGGCAGCGAAGCGGTATCAAAGGTCATGACAGTAGATAAAATGATTGAAGGAATGGCTGACATGCCGAGGATTTCAATGTATCTGTTCTATGCTGGGTTTCTGGAGAACCATTCTGATGAAATTCATTCAGAAGCAGAAGCAAAAAATATTTTCAAAGAGTTTCGCAAGGAAAACAGGGGAGATGAAAGATCTACTTTCTCTGGTATGTTAAATGCAATTCGTACACAGATGGAGGATGACGGTTTTTTCAGAGATATCGGACTGCAGGAGTTTCTGGACCAGATGAAAGCGCCGGGGGTACAGAAAACGGCAAAGATTCCGCAGGACCACAAGAAGAAAGCAACAAATCCTTCTGCCAAATAATCATAGATGAGTTTCTTCCGAATGCTTTACTGTATGGCGTGCCGTATGAATTATTCTGGCATTTGAGCCCAAGAAAATTGGAGCCGTTTAAATACGCATATCAAAAAAATTTGGAGCAGGCAGATTACAACGCGTGGTTACAAGGAAATTATATCCGAGATGCAATCGGAAGTTGTCTGGATAAAAAATATAAGTATCCGAAACAGCCGTACAGCATGAATAAAACAGAGGGGGACGGACTCTCCGAGGAAGAGCAATTCCTACTGTGGATTGATGCATATAATCGAAAATACGATGGCGAGAATTAGGAATACCGCTTTACCATAATCTTTTAAAGTGGTATAATTGTTCCAAAGATGGAGGTGTTCCTATGTTTTGCACTCAGTGTGGCATGAAAATAGAAGAAGGATATAAGTTCTGTCCGATATGCGGTACTAAGGTTGTTGCTGTTCAGCAGGAGTCAGCACATGGGGAGCAGCACCAAGAGACGCAAATGCGTGCTCCTCTGGGTGGTTATGAGTACTGTCCGAATAATGGTTTGCAGAAAAAGAAATCCTCAAAAGAAGAATGGGAACGAATAGCAGAAGAGATAGTTTTGTGGTGTCCATCGAAGGTTAGGGCGGTAAAATTATTTCAAGATCGGACAGGTGCGGATTTAAAAACGGCAAAGGATATCATGGATGAAAAGTTTAGGTTAAAAAGTGCTGAAGATTATCCTAACGATGTATGTCCAAAATGTGGATCGTCCAACATCCTATATGAAAAAGAGCATGATAGAAGTACTACGGTTTCGTACTTTGAAGGTGTGTATAATACTACGTTTAGACCGGGGAAGACTAGAGCTAAATGCAAAAACTGCGGAAAGAAATGGAAATTTTAAGTAAATAAAGTAAAGTTTAAGGCGCCCCTTAAGGGGCGCCTTTTGTGATGCTCTTTGATTTTTAAAATAGCATAATAGCATACTAGAACATCAGTCGAAAAACGGGCTGGTGTTCTTTTTGTGCGCAAAATTATAGTGCCGGCTGTAGATAGAGACAGTTGCAAGCCGATGACAGATAACGGAAGAGAGGTGTGCAGAGTGGGAGCGGAGATTGATAGACTGGAAATAGCGGTCGAAACGGAAGCGAGTAAGGCGAATCAACAACTTGACATGATGATAGAAAAACTGAATAAAGTTAACAAATCATTAAGCGGGATCGACCTCAACAAATTACGTGGCGTTTCAGATGGTGTCAAATCTACTGGAAAATCCGCACAAGATTCAGCAAATAGAACAAGAGATTACTCATCTGCAATATCAATTTTATCTCGAAATGCCGGTGCGTCCAACTTGCAAATCAAGAAACTTACGTCAACTCTCGGCGGCTACATAACAAAAAGCACTCTTGCAAAGAATCGAAGTAAAAGTCTTGCACAAACATTTGGTTCTTTTTATGCTTCGTTTTTCCCCGTAATTCGCGGAGTAAAGGCTTTGGGGCGTTCCATTAAATCGTCAATGGATTACATTGAGACATTTAACTACTTCAATGTCACAATGGACAAGATTGGAAAAGAGTTTTCAGAACAGTATCAGAAGTACGGATATGAAAATGCAGAAGCGTATGCGGACTCTTTTTCTTCGAGGTTAAATAATTTGACTAAGAAGATGACTGGATTCGAGGTAAGCGACAATGGAGTCCTTAATCTGACCAAGAACATGAACCTTGGTTTAGACCCAAACCAGATGATGAATTATCAGGCTAGTATTTCTGCTATTACAAATTCTGTAGGATTGTGTGGGGAGACAAGCATAAATACATCAAAGGCCTTGTCGATGCTGGCGGCGGATTTGTCTTCATTTAAGAACGTGGATCTGCAGACCGTTATGACGAATATGCAGTCCGGTCTTATTGGGCAGAGCCGTGCCTTGTACAAATATGGCGTTGACATTACGAACGCTACGTTGCAGACCTATGCCTATAGGTATGGGCTATCCACTGCCGTTTCTGAAATGACTCAGGCAGACAAGATGCAGTTAAGGCTTCTGGCGATCCTGGATCAGTCGAAGATTGCTTGGGGCGATCAGGCAAATACAATTAACTCCGTCGCAAATCAGTATCGTATTTTAAAACAGCAAATTAAGAATGTTGCCCGTATGGTAGGCAATTTGCTGATGCCAGTAATTCAGGCGGTATTACCTTTCGTTAATGGGTTGCTCATTGCAGTACAACGTCTTTTAGGATTTATCGGAGGACTTCTTGGCATTGATTTTGGGAAAATCATGGACGGCATCAGTTCTGGTTATAGTGGAATAGATACTGGTGGCATGGTTGATGATACTGATGCTATGGCAGATAACATGGGCAATGTATCAGACAATCTTGGAAAAGCCAATAAAAATGCTAAAAAGTTACACGATTCCATGCTGGGCATTGATGAATTAAATGTAATAAGGCCAGATGACTCTGATGCGAGTGGATCAGGTGGCGCCGGAAGTGCAGGCTCAAACATTGGCGGTGGCGCCGGAGGGATTGATCTGTCAGATGAAATCGGTGCGGCGATTGCTGCATATGAAGCAGTCTGGAATGAGGCATTTCAAAAATCTGTAAATAAGGCACAGGAGTATGCCGATAAAATATGTTCTGTTTTTAGTAACATGTGGTCTTTGATTAAAGCCGGAGATTACGAAGGGCTTGGAGAATATATCGCAGGCGGGATTGATTCAGTGTTTGAAAAAATCAACTCCGTTTTTAATTGGGACAAGATGGGGCCACCAATTACTAAGTTTGTGGATGCATATTGCAGGACCATTAATAGCCTTGTTGATAACGTACATTGGGCAGACATTGGCAAGACCATTGGGGATGGCCTGAATGTGATAACGAATACCCTGTATCTGTACCTGACCGGCATTGACTGGATAAATATAGGAACCGCCATTGCCAACGGGCTTAACGGGATGGTAAACAGCATTGACTGGGACATCTTGGGGCGTACTATCGGCGCATGGATTATGAAGATTCCCAATATGATTTACGGATTTGTGACCACCTTTGACTGGAGCGGCCTGGGAACCGGGATAGGAAATGCACTGAATGGCGCGCTTATGGAGTTTGATGGCAAGACGATTGCTGGTGGAATTAACGGCATCGTTAATGGGATTCTGGATGCATTGAAGGCATTCATCAAGACTGTTGATTGGAGCGAGGTTGCAAAGGCGGTCGGCGACGTGCTTGGGAATCTGGACTGGGGAACGCTGGCGAAAGTTGGGTTGACATTAGGGGCTGTTAAGTTAGTTAGTATGTTTGGAGGAATTTTACAGAAAGAAGTTGCTGGATTCATATCTGGTAAGTTAGATGGTATTTTCGGGAAGCTTGTTACAGGTATTGGAAACAAGTTTGGGGCAGCTTTTAAATCTCTTAAACCACGCGGATTTATATATGAAGCACTTGGAAATTTGGGAATGAATTTAAGTATTTTTGTTGAATCGTTAACAGGGATATCTATACCAGTTGGGGCTGCAATGGCAGGAATTGTAGCGGGTATTACTATTGTAATCGCCGGAATAGTTGACCTGTGGAATACCTCAGAAACCTTCCGTGACAGCGTTAAGGATATGTGGGATAAAATATGCGAAGCATTTGCCTACGCTAAGAAGCGAATTTGGGATGATGGACTGAAACCATTATGGGATAGTATAAAAGAATTTTTCGGATCCCTTTACGGCCTGTATGAAAGCAGCGGGTTAAAAGATATCTTTGAAACCATCGTTGTGGCTATTGGAGATAGAATAGCCGGTGCGTTTTCAACACTGGTAAAAACTGTTGGAAATATCATTGGTACGATAGCGGGTGTTATTGCTGGAATCATAGAAATATTAAGCGGTGTCATTGATTTTATTGCGGGAGTTTTCTCAGGGGATTGGGAAGAAGCCTGGGCAGGAGTCAAGAAAATTGTAATGGGATTTGTAAACACCGTCGTCTCTCTTTTTACTGGCGTGTGGGAGCAGATAAAAATTATCTTTTCCCCCGTAGTGAAATGGTTCAAGGATACCTTTTCAGGAGCATACGAGGCGATAAAGTCAGCATTTAAGTTCATAGCGTCATGGTTTGGAGAAAAGTGGGCGGCAATTAAAGGCGTATTTGACAAGGACAAGGTGAAAAACTTCTTTAAAAGTGCCTTTAAGGCCGCCCTTGACGCAGTTAAGAACATTTGGGACGGCATAGGAGATTACTTTAAGAAAATTGCGAACCATATTATCTCCCCTATCGGGAAAGCAGTTAATGGAATCATCAAAGGCATAAACTGGGTTCTTGATAAAGTCGGCTCAGGAACCAGAATTGATTTATGGGATGTTCCAAAGTTTGCTAAAGGTACAGGAGGTCTTTCCAAGGATACGCTCGGCATGGTAAACGACCAAAAGGGTTCCACATATAGGGAACTGATTGTCCCGCCAAGCGGAAAGGCATTTATCCCTAAAGGAAGGAACGTTATGCTTCCACTGCAAAGGGGCACAAAAATCATGCCGGCCAACCAGACGAAGGCGTTCATGGATGGGTTGCCACACTTCGCAGGCGGCATTGGTGATTTCTTCGGAAATGCATGGTCAAAATTGAAAGATTTTACAGGTAATGTATTCGATTATATTAATCATCCGGATAAAATTCTTCAGATTGCTGTTGACAAGTTTGTGGATGTGGCTGGCGTAATGGAACCGATGCTTTCAATGGCAAAGGGTGCTGTTAGTACAATATTTGATGGGGCTGTTGATTTTATCAAGAAAATTTTTGATACAACAGGGGCGGTAAACTATAATCCATCAGCCGGTGTTGAACAATGGAGAAAACTTGCGGAGAAAGCATTGCGGATGACGAACCAGTTTTCGGAATCAAATTTAACAAGACTGTTATATCAGATGCAGACAGAATCAGGTGGAAATCCGAGAGCAATTAATAATTGGGATATTAATGCAAAGAATGGCACACCATCGAAAGGCCTGATGCAGGTTATTGACCCGACATTTAAAACATGGGCAATGCCACCATATAATAAAGATATTTACGACCCGCTTAGCAATATGCTTGCATCTATTAGATATGCGGTGGCTAGGTATGGAAGTTTGGCAAAAGCATATTCCGGTCATGGCTATGCGGACGGCGGATTCCCAAAGTTTGGAGAGTATTTTTTTGCAAGAGAGAACGGTCCTGAGTTAGTTGGAAGAGTTGGACATAGGAATGCAGTAGTTAATAATGACCAGATTGTGGCATCTATTAGTGAAGGTGTTGAGAGCGCGATTCAAAGACAGAATGCGGAGACGAATTATCTGCTTCGCAGAGTCGTTGAATTGGAGCAGGCTCTTTTAGACAAGGACATAGGCATTAAAGTTGATGGAAAGAAAATGGATAAGCAACTTTCAAGGGCAAGGAAGAATACAGGGTTTAATTTTAGCCCAGCGTAGGAGGCGTTGGAAGTGAGTGATTCGTGTAATTTTATAAGGGTGAATGGAAAGCCATTTCCGGCACCAAAGAGGTATCCAAACATGGTAGTCACTACGGCTGTGGATGCTGCTAGAAATGCAAATAACAAGGTTGTAGGACAGAAGATTGGAAGAGATAACTACAAAGTGGACAACTTAGAGTGGCCGTACTTAGATGCGGCTACTTGGTCATCTATGCTGCAGGAATTTGATAGAAATTTCTTTTCGACCGTGCAGTTTTGGGATATGGTTAATAACCAGTGGCGAACGCTTACGATGTATCCTGGAGATAGAACCGCGGATGTATTTAAGATAGATTCACAGGGAAGACCGACTGCGTATCTCAATTGTAAGATTAATATTATTGATACGGGGTGGTAGTTCATGTATCAGACATCAAAAGAATACAAAGAATCAATGAAGCGTCCAATTCGCAACGAATCTTATATGAAGGTTCAACTTGGTTTAATTAACCAAGAAGCACAGAGTTCAGCTGTGTTGCAAAGTCGGGAAAAATATAATGCGTTTTCCGATGCCGATTCGATTTTTTCTCAGCATACTGTAAAAAGATATGCAACATATGAGAAAGAATCATTTCGGGCAGATGGGAGCCTTTATTTCCTACCGCGATTACAAAATGAATATTGGAAAGACGGTATTACATCAACAGATCTGTTCAATGATAGTTTTCAAATCAAGTTTGTTTTTGGGTATGGAAAATCTGATATCAAGGGGTTGTCTATTCAGTTTAGCGAAAACTATCCAACAATTTTTTCAATTATTACAGATGATGGAACATCTGTATCATTTGAAAATGATGCTCCATTCTTTAAGACAGACACAGTTTTTCCAAATACAGAATCTATCGCTATTCAGATCACTGAAATGAGAGTGCCCGATGTCCGAGTGAGGATTGATTATATTCAATTCGGGGTAGGTCTTGAATACGATAATGATTGGATTACTGAGGCGAATAGTAAGACAAATTTGTCTGTAATAAATGAGGAACTTCCAGAGTCTGAATTTAGTGTAACCCTAAATAATGAAAACCAGATTTTTAATGTTGACAATCCAGCGTCAGAAATCAACTTTTTAGAAAGTGGTCAAAAAATCAATGTTGAAATTGGTTATAAGCTGGATGATGGAAATATTGAGTGGATGAAACTGCATTCGCTATATGTATATGAGTGGAGCGCAGATGATTCAAAGGCAACAATTAAAGCCGTGGATATTTTGAAATTCCTGGAGGATAATTTTTATAAGGGAATATACTATGAAAGCGGTATTACTTTATATGATTTGGCTAAATTTGTATGCCAAGATGCCGGTCTATCTTCTGATGAGTATTATATTGATACATATTTGAAAAAGATAACTGTTTATAATCCACTTCCAAATGTTACGCATAAAGAAGCATTGCAGATTATTGCAAATGCTGGCAGATGCATTATGGACCATGACAGAAGTGGAAAGATAAGGATACATGCTGCATTTACTCCAACATATAATACTACATCGAATGGAACTACGAGTTATTCAAATGTTTCAAATATTGATTCAAATTACTCGAAAAATCAATATGCAACATATGAAGGGAACTATTGGATGGCGGATGGTGAAATGTTATTTGCACCGCATACGGGCGCTCAGGATTCCGGTTATGTCAGTTCTGTAGTTAGCGATAGTGAAGGCAAGTTTTCGACGAATCCTATTATTACACGCACATTGGAAAGTAAATACAAAGCATATGGAATCATGATGATTTTTCCTTGCAATTTGCCAAAACAGTTTATTATCCGTACATATGCTGACAACGTATTAAATGACACTATTACGATTGCCTCTATGATAGAAAAAGAATTTGAATTGCAATATGATTTTAAAGAATTTGACAAGATGGAAATTGAATTTATAGAAACATTTAATCCAAATAGTAGAATTCATGTTGACTATATTTCACTTGGAGAGGAAACGAATTACAAGATTGAATATGATGATTTATATTCTACGCCTGTTGGAACACAGTTGGAAAAAATAAAAAATGTTAAAGTTGCAAGATATATATACTCACAATCAAACTCAGAAGAAGAACTTATAACAGAAAAGATTGCTTACGATGGAAATAACCAAACATATTTTATGACAGATGCTTGCTATGGATACCGAGCAATAATTAATGATGCTACATCTGGACAATCAGTGTCTATAGTGGAATCTGGTTCGTATTATGTTGAAGTTTCTTTTAGTGGAGTATCTTCCGGTGATGAAATCAGCATTATTATATACGGATATAAATACAACGTATCTACTGCATACAGTTTAAAGGCTGTAAATAACCGTGGATATGACAAGGAGTGGCAAAATCCATTGATTTCAGATCTTTCGCATTGCAATTCAGTTGCCGCATGGCTTGCAGATTATTTTGCTTCTGGTATTGAATATGAATTGTCATACCGCGGAGAACCGGCAATTGATGTTGGAGATGTGATTGGACAGGAAAATAAATATGATTCAAATTTAAAAACTATTGTTGAGGAATCCCAACTAAAATTCGATGGTGCTATCAGTGGTGCATTGATTACTAGGAGGAAAGAGAGTGTGGACAGAACCTAAAACTAATTGGACAGACACCGATTATTTTAACTATACAGATTACAATAGGATAAAAAACAATATCGAACATCTCCGTAGTCTTTCTTTGGACTTGTATCTAGATTTCCCATATGAGAACATGGGTGATGATAAAACTGGTTATGCAGATTTCCCATATGCTGATGAGTTCAATGTTATGGAAAATAATTTGGAATCCATGAAGAATAATACATTTGGTTTTTATTTTACGGATAAGAAACAATGGTATGATAATCAGCCAACTCCCAATTATGAGGATTTAAACAGAATAGAGAGTGCCTGTTTGAAAATGTATGATGGGTTCAATAATGAAACTAGGGCAAAGGGCAGATTGAGCGTCAGACTTGGATATCAGAAAGGAATGGTGAAGGTATAATGTCAACGACACCTTTGGACACAAATTTTAAAGATGATATTTTAGCATCATCCAATGCGAAGAGAAAATACCAGATGACTTATAACGATGACGGAACTGTTAGTTTCCAGGACGTGACAGCATACAGCCAGATGGGATCCGCGTTTGGAGCAAAGGAGGTGAATGAAGAGCGGGCGGCAATAAACAAAATCAACAGTGACAGAATAGTTACGCTTGATGAGATTGACTTAGTTACAGAACCAGGATTCTTTGTGGATGCAATGGCGGTTAAACAACTAAATAAAAAATTGCCAGCGATTGGCACAAACTATATAAAATATCCTGATGGCGTACAGATATGCTGGGGAACGTTTGGGAATAATACGCCA